ACAATGGGTTCGGTGACAAAGTTCACGCTGCTCATAACGCTGAAGTATTTCTTGGAACACCAAGACACTTTAACGTAGGACTATCAGTCAATTTCTAAATGGTAAAAAATGGGGGAGTTCAATCTCCCCCTTTTATCAAAATAAACCTTGACTTGTATAAGGTTTTAGTTGTATATTAACGTATCGAAAATAGGGATATTATAATCTAAATGTATCAAAACATATATTACGACAATAAAACACAAACAGTCCATATTTGGGATGACGAAACAGGCTACTATACTTTACCATATAAGAAATATGCTTATATGAAAGATAGGGCTGGTACTCATATATCTTTGTATGGAGATAAGTTAAAGAAAGTATACAGATTCGATCCAGAAACACCAAACCTATGGGAATCAGATGTACCACCTGAAACTCGTGTATTGGTAGACAACTATACGGATTCAGAAGAACTCTCAAATGGTCATCGTATTATGACAATCGATATAGAGGTTGAAGTAACAGATGGTTTTCCATATCCCGAAGATTCTAAAGATAAGATAACTGCTATCGCAGTTCATAACTCAGAAGAGGACGAGTATTATTGCTTGGTTTTAGATGAGAAGAAGAAACTCAGTTTAAAATCAAAAGACAATGTAATCATAGAATCATTTGAAACAGAATTTGATTTACTACAAAGATTTTTTCTATTATATTTAGATTGGAAACCAACCATAATTACAGGTTGGAACTCAGACTCATTCGATATGCCTTACGTATACAATAGAGCTTGTAAGATTGTTGGCTCTGATATAGCTAAACTAATATCTCCTATAAGAGAAGTTAAGTGGAACAAACATCGTAAGAGATATATGTTTGCTGGTGTTAGTTGTTTAGATTACTTAGCTCTATATAAATTATTTACTTATACCCAGCTATCATCTTACAGATTAGATGCTGTAGCTGAACACGAACTTAGTGAAAAGAAAGTTGAGTATAGTGGAACGCTCAACGACTTATATGAAAACAATATAGATAAGTTTGTAGAGTATAACATTCATGATGTTAGACTTGTAAAGAGATTGCATGATAAGTTAGACTTTATCGATATGGCTAGAGGTGTATGTCACGTAGGTCATGTTCCTTATGAGGATGTTTATTTTTCCTCACGTTATTTGGAAGGTGCTATCTTAGTTTATCTAAAGAACTTAGATATAGTTGCACCAAACAAACCACCTAGAGTAATGAAAGAAGATGGTGACAAATTTACAGGCGCTTATGTTCAATCGCCACAGAGAGGTAAACACGATTGGGTATTTGATTTAGATATCACATCTATGTACCCATCTGTTATTATGTCTCTAAATGTATCACCCGAAACAAAAATGGGTAAACTAAAAGGTTGGGATGTAGAAGAGTTTATGAAAGGTACTAAGAAGACATATACTCTTGTACAAAATGATAAGGAGATGGGCAAGCTTACAGAAACAGAACTAAAAGATTTCTTTGAGAACAATAAAGTTTCTGTATCATCCAATGGTGTTCTGTATCGTAGCGATAAGAAAGGTTTGATTCCAGCCCTACTAGAAAAGTGGTTCGATACTCGTGTGGAGTATAGAAAGTTAATGAAGAAGTTTGGTGATGCTGGTGACAATGAAAAATATACATACTTCAAAAGTCGTCAGTTAATTCAGAAGGTGGTTCTAAACTCTCTCTATGGTGTGTTAGGTTTGCCAGTATTTCGTTTCTATGACTTAGATAATGCTGAGGCTACAACACTCACAGGTCAAGAACTAATTAAGTTTACTAAGAAGATTGGTAATCATTTCTACAACAAAGAGTTAGGAGATGATAAGGACTATTGTATTTACATCGATACAGATTCAGTATTCTATTCAGCTCTTCCATTAGTTAAGAAGAGATTTCCTACTATGGATTTCGATAGCGAGACTATGATGAGTAAGAGGATATTAGATGTAGCTGATGAGATGCAGGGGTTTCTAAATAAGTCTTATGATTACTTTGCTAAGAAGTTCCTAAACTTAGATGTACATAGGTTTGAGATAAAGCAGGAGTTGATAGCTAAATCAGGTTTGTTTATTGTAAAGAAAAGATATGGTATGAAGATAATCAACGATAATGGAGTTAAGGTAAACAAACTGCATGTAAAAGGTTTGGACTTAGTTCGTAGTAACTTTCCAAAAGCTATGGGTGAGTTACTGAAGAGTGTGTTGGAAGATATTCTAGCTACTGTACCAAAGGATAAGATAGATGAGAGAATTATAAACTTCAAAGAATCTATGAAACTATTGGACTTCGATAGGATAGCGATGCCAACAGGCATAAATAATCTAAAGAAATATACAGATGGTAAGAAGGGTAAGTTTACAAAGTTTGCCAAAGGAGCGCCTGCTCACATCAAAGCTGCTCTAACCTATAACGATTTACTAAGACATTTCGGAATCGGTAACAAATATGAGAAGATAAGTAACTCTGAAAAGATAAGATGGGTATATCTTAAACAGAATGATTTGGGATTATTATCCTGTGGCTACAAAGGTTATGAAGACCCACCACAAATAATAGATTTTATTAAGGCTAATATAGATTACAAAAAGATGTATGCTCAGATGTTAGAGAAAAAGATAATGATGTTCTATGAATCTCTAAAATGGAATGAGCCGGTAAACAAAAAAGCATCTATGGAAAGATTTTTTTGATTTTCACAAATAACTTTGATATATATGTATATATCATATTAACAAATAAGGAGTAAAAAATGAATAAACATTCATTGAATCGTTTTATCGATAAATACTATCTTGGTGGGAACTGCTCATCGGTGGTGATTAATAGTAAGGGTGATAAACTTTCTACTAGATTCATTACAGGTGATAAGAACCTTCTTGGAGAACTTCATATGACAGGATGGAAATTTGATGAAGCTGATTTAGGTGTGTACAACACAGAGCAGCTTGTTAAACTACTTTCTGTTCTATCAGAGAATATATCGATGAACCTAACTAAAGCTGGAGATAAAGCCGTATCTCTAAAGATATCAGATACAAAGTCTGATGTCAACTACATGCTTTCAGACCTATCGGTTATAAGTTCACCACCTAATCTTAAATCTATACCTGATTTTGAGGTAAAGATTAAAGTTGATAAAACTTTTATGAGCAAATTTATTGCTGGTAAAGGTGCTCTTGCTGATACAGATAACTTTACAGTTATTACTGGTGATGATGGAGTAAAGGTTGTGATAGGTTATGCTGAGATTAATACTAATCGTGTTACCTTACCTGTAGAAACTGAGTCTTATGATAAGATTGAGAACGTTTCTTTTAATGCAAATCTATTCAGAGATGTATTGGTTGCTAACAAAGAATGTGAAAGTGCTACATTAGAGGTTAGTTCAGGTGGATTGGCTCGTATCAATTTTAAGATTGATGAGTATGATGCTACTTACTATCTAGTTGCAGACACCGATGTGTAATGGAAACAACGTATGTAGATAAATCAAGAGTAACTATTAGACCAATATATAAACCATTGGCTAAAGATATGATTGAGAAAAATCACTACAGCGGAAGATTGTCGTCTTGTAGATATCCATTAGGAGTTTTCTACAAGACAGACAACCCTCATCAATTCTTCGATGAAACTGAAGAGAAACTAATAGGTGTAGCTTGTTACGGATTTCCAGTTGGTAGAAGAGTTGTTGGTTCTATATTCAAAGAAGAGATTATAGAAAACAAAAATGTATTAGAACTAACTAGATTATTCATACACGATGGTTATGGTAAGAATATAGAGTCACATGTTATTTCAGCCTCATTTAAATGGATGAAGCAATATGCTAAAGACATAAAGGTTTTAATATCTTACGCTGATCCTGAACAAAGTCACGATGGTGCTATCTATCAGGCTACTAATTGGATATACCAAGGTTGTGGAGACTTTCAGTTAGCACCAACATACTCATTAAGAGTAAGTGAAGATGATGATTGGATGCACAGTAGAAGCGTGTATTCTAAGTATGGTTCTGCTGCTCCTAAGAACTTAATCAAAGCTATCGGTAGAGACTTTTGGTTAAAGAAAGAAGCTAGTAAACATAGATACATTTACTTTCTTGGTAACAAAAGAGAGAATAGAAACTTTCATAAAATGATGAAACATCCTGTTATGGACTATCCAAAGGATTACAAACACGATGTTACGATAACAAAAATAGAGGTAGAAAATAACAAATGGAAAGATTAGAGCATAGTTTATGGGTTGAGAAATACCGGCCAACATCGTTGGATACTTACATTGGGAATGAACATCTTAAAAGTAAAGTATCTGTTTATCTTGAGAGTGGTGACTTACCACACCTTTTATTATATGGGAAAGCCGGTACAGGTAAAACCACTCTCGCTAAGTTATTAGTTAATAACATAGAATGTGACTATATGTATATTAACGCCTCTGATGAGAATAGTGTGGATACAGTCCGTACCAAAGTTCGTGGGTTCGCTTCGACTATGGGGTTCAAAGATTATAAGATAATAATCTTAGATGAGTGTGATTACATCACACCTAACGCTCAAGCCGCTTTACGTAACCTTATGGAGACTTTCTCTAAACATTGTAGGTTCATTCTTACTTGTAACTTTGTAGAAAGAATAATTGACCCGATACAAAGTCGTTGTCAATCATTTCAGGTAATACCACCATCAAAGAAAGAAGTTGCTATCCATATGACTAACATATTAAAGGAAGAAGATGTAGTTTCTAAGATGGATGATATAGCTGGGTTGGTAAATGCTGGTTATCCTGATATCCGTAGGGTGATAAACTCTTGTCAAAGACAAGTCGTAGATGGGATGTTGATTGTAGATAAACAATCATTAGTAGAAAATGATTATAAAATTAAGTTGTTAGAGATAATCAGTAAGGAAAGTAAGAAGGATGCATTTAAAAGTGTAAGAAAGTTATTGGCTAATAGTCAGGTAACAGACTTTGCTGAGTTATATAAGTTAATGTATGATGAGGTTGATTCATATGGTACAGGACATATAGCTGAATGTATATTGATTATTGCTAAGTATCAGTTATCGGATGGTCAGGTAGTTGATAAAGAGATAAATGCTATGGCTATGGTAATAGAATTATTAGGAGTAATAAGATGAGTACAAAACCAATGAAACCTATAAAGGGTGGACAACCACCACAGGCGCAAGTAGACATTAACGATACAGAAATGGTAAAGTGTGACGATTGTGGAAACGCATCTTTCATTCAAGCTTTCTTTCTAAGAAGGTTATCAGCTCTGATGTCACCAACAGGACAAGAAGCTATGATTCCAGTTCAGGTATATAGTTGTGGTAATTGTGGTAAGGTTCCAGATAAACTGATGCCAACAGGAAATGAGTAAGAAAGATGCTGGAGCTGGTAAGGGTGATAAACTAAGAAGGGGGATAACTCAGAATGAGTGGAACAAAAAGTGGGAAAAAATCTTTGGTAAAAAAGAAGAGTCTGTTCGACCACATAAGTCAGATAACAGCGGTTCAAAATCCTAATTATTGGGAAGACATCTCAGACGAAGATAAGAAGACTTGGTCTAACTATATGGTTAATAGGTTTCTATCTATGAAGCCTGATTGGATTGACTTGGTAAATGAGATTCAGAAG